GTTAATGTTAATGGTAATGATACTGTTAATGTTAATGGTAATGATACTGTTAATGCTATATCACCTAACGGTGGTGTATATAATAGCGCCGCCCCCGCCGCAGTTGACGTAGAACTTTCTAAAATCGTCCAGCATTATCAGCAGGCCGTTGGGGACTTCCCACGCTCTGCACAGGACAAGCTGCAAAAGTGGCGGCAGGAGTATAGCACAGAGATGATCCTGCTGGCCATCGACAAAGCCGCAGAAGCTGGGAAGAGGTCATGGAACTACATAAACGGCATTCTTTCCGGGTGGCAGCGGGATGGCATTCAAACGCCGGGGGACGTTTTGGCAAATGAACAGAACAGGCAGAACCGGCCGAACCGTAAGCAACCGGCTGAAACGGTTGACGACCAGCTTGCCCGGGTACTGGCAAAAATGGATCGAGAAAGAGGGTTTGAGACATGACACGGGAGGACGTGGCAAAGCTGATCCGAATGAATTTCACGCTGTATAAGCTTGGTGCAAAGCCTCTGACCGACGAGGAGATGGAAACCACCATTGACGTGTGGGCTTACCAGTTTGGCGATTATGACGGCGATACTGTCAAGAGGGCTTTTCTGGCTGCAAACCGGGTGTGCGTCTACCCTATTACGGTAGCTGACATCTTTAAGCAGCTTTCCCAGAGCCTTGACCCTTCTGCCGAGTGGGATGCTCTGGCCGCTGCCGCGCATAAAGCACAGACGTTTTTGAGCTGGCGCAAGTTCCCTATGGTCATTGGCATTGACGAAAAGGGCGGTCTGTTGCGCAGCGATGGGCAGAAAGAGCTGCAAGCCCTGTATGACCAACTCCCCCCGGCGGCAAAATCCTATGCCGGGAGCGTTGGAGGGCTTGCAGAGCTGGCTGAAATGCCAGACCTTACATACCGCCGTGCCGAATTTTTGAAGCAGGCGCAGGCCGATATCACTACCGCCCCGCGTGAAGCTGCAAGGCTGCGGGCGAGTGAGCCGCTAAGGAAGGAGATTGAAAAATGAGCGAATTTATCGACCGTGAAAAAGCCATCGCAAACATCAAAGCGGCATATTGCTGTGGTTGCGAAAATTACAACGGCGTAAGATGCCGCGCATGTCAGATTATGGACGCGATGGATGTGCTGGAAGATGAACCGGCAGTCGTCCCGGACGTCCAGCGCTGGCGCAAGACCGCAGAAGAGCCGCCGGCTGAAAAAGATTCTGCGCACGGAAATGTTCTCGTGAAGTACATGGATGCGACTTTTGCTCAATCAGCAACGTGGGACACCGTGGCAAGTGCGCCAGATCTTTTCACGCTTTGGATGCCGATGCCTAAGCCGCCGGAGGCACTCAGATGACGTGCAAGACCTGCAAAGACTGCCCCGCCCGGTATCCTGCCTGCCATGACCACTGTCCGCAGTTTACCGCTTGGCGCATAGAACACGCAAAAGAGACGGACTATAACCGGCAAATGACCGTGTCAGGCAGGGTCTATCACTACGGCTACGAGGACAAGCACCGGGAGAAGGGCAAGAAAAAATATTTGGGCAAAAACGGAGGAGACAAATGAAAACCGTACAGGAAATTATGGCTGAAAACGGTTCCTTAGCGAACATCGAGCGTTTTCAGACAATGCAGAAGTGGAATTACAAGCGCAAGGTTGCGCACGCACAGGAAATGGCAGAAGCGTTCTATTGCTGGGCTAAGGATCACGACAAGGGCGTTCATCTGTCAGTGGGCGGTCTGGATTCCATCACGCTGCATTACTTTTTGGAGAGCATCGGGCTTCCCGTCACCTGTGTGTCCTGCTCATCGCTGGAGGGCAAGGGCGTGCAGCAGGTGCATAAGAAGATTGCAGCAGAGATGGAATCCGAATACCAAAACTGGATGGGCGATGGTGAGGCTCCATCCTTCGTTTTCCTGAAGCCGCTGAAAAGCAAGGTGCAGGTCTTACAGGAGTTTGGATGGCCGGTCATCAGCAAAGAAAAGGCGGGCAAGATCATGCTGTTGCAAAACCCGACAGAGCAAAACGCCACCGTGCGCCATGCAATCATTACCGGGGAGACCGGAGAATATGGCGGATGGCAGAAAAAAAGCCGGATGAAGCTGCCGCAGAAGTGGCTTGACTTGTTTGGTGGCGCAGATGCAGAAGGTGCAGCGCTTGGATATCAGGCAGCGCCGTTCAAAGTGTCAGACCGGTGCTGCTACTACCTCAAGGAAAAGCCGTGTAACGACTGGGCAAGGGAGCATAACAGCGTTCCATACATGGGGCTTATGGCAAGCGAGGGGGGGCGGCGCGAGAAAAGCCTGAAGATGCACGGCTGCAACTATTTCGGCAAGACCACCACACGCAGCGCACCCTTTGCCATATTTGACCGACAAGACGTCTTGCAGCTTGCGCTTGACCTTGACGTGCCCGTGCCTGCCGAATACGGCGAGATCGCAAAAGACAGAGACGGCAAGCTATACACCACAAAGGCACAGCGTACTGGCTGTACTATGTGCGGGTTTGGCATCCACATCGAGGGCAGACCACACCGGTTCGATGTTCTGCGCGAGACGAACCCCAAAGAATGGGAGTTTTGGATGAAGCACGTCTGCCGGGATGAAAACGGAAATTGGTACGGCTGGGGGCGCGTTCTGGACTACATCGGCATCGGCTGGGAAGATGTGCCGGAACAGGCAGTGCAAATGCACATTGATGATCTGATGGAGGATGTGAAGTGATAAAAAATCATACACTGTTCTTCCTTGCCCAAAATGTGGAAGTGGATTTCTTGCGTGGGGAAAGAAAATCAAGACCAGCAATCCGAAGATAACAGTGTTGTCAGCCCCGGGGACTGAAATTTGTTGCCTGATGTGCGGTCATTACGCACCAACACTCAAGCAGTGGAACGGCGAGGAACGAAAGAAATGCACTTAACCCTTTACGGTGACCCACGCACCAAGAAAAACAGCGCCCGCATCCTGCAAGGGCGCGGAGGGCGGCGCTTTGTAGCCCCAAGCGCGGCGTTTGAGGAATACCAGACAAAGTGCCTATGGTGGATAAAAGCCCCGCCTGAGCCTATTTCTGCCCGCGTGAACGTGCGGTGCGTATACTACATGGCTACCCGGCGCAAGGTTGACCTTGCAAACCTGATCGAGGCCACCTGCGACATACTGGTAAAGGCCGGTGTGCTGGCAGATGACAACAGCCGCATCGTTGCCGCCCACGATGGCAGCCGGGTGGACTACGACAAGCAAAACCCCAGAGTGGAGATCTGGATTGAGGAAATGGAGGAGTAAAATGCTTGATATGCTATTTGAAGTTGCAAGCACGCTGTTCATGGCAACACTTGCAGGATTTTTCATCTGGTTTGTTCTTAGCGATGGCAACCCAATTGAATATTTCAAGCGGTGGCTCAACCGCAACAAACCTTGCCTTTGCGACCGGTGCGTTTTCTTAAATCAAAAATTTGGGGCGTCAGAATCCGGATATCACTATATCTGCCGGAGAAGTGACAAAGACGAAGGATACATAAATCCGCCCGAATATTGCCACGATTTTGAAGAAAGGAGCAACAATGACCCGCACATGGACACCTGAAAACGAACAGCCAAAGCCGCGAACCGGCGTGGACTACCACACGGTCAAGGCGTGGTTCCAGCAGTGCCGGGATATGGCAGCGGCGGTTGAAGCCCAAAAGCAGAAGATCCAGCGCATCCGGGAAGTTGCCGAAAAGACCACCCCAAGCCTGAACGGGATGCCCGGCGGCGGTGGTGCCGGTGACAAGGTGGGACTTGCTGCAACGGATATCACGGACGAGCAGCGCCGTCTGCAGCAGATGGAAACAGACCTGTGCCTGCTGCGCATTGAAGCCACCCGGAGGGCGTACTGTATCACGGCAAGCAAATCCAGCAAAAAGCAGGCTGACTGCCTGTGCCTGTACTACGTCAAGAACAAAAAGCAGCGTGAGGTCTGCGAGGAACTGGGGCTTTCGGAAGAAAACCAGGTCTCCATCTACATCAAGTGGGGCAGCATCTATCTGGCAGAGATTTGGGACAGCTTCGGCAATGTTGCACAAACCGCACAAAGCCCGCCCTGATTTTTTGCAATGCACCTTCATACTGCAAATATCCAACTAAAACAGGCATTGTGCTAAAATTGGTATAAGCGGAACCGCCGAAAGCGGTGAGACGCTTGCCACGCAGTCTCCGAAACGAATCCCCCCAAAATGCTTTCCTCCCAAGGCTTGACAGGCATTTTTCTCCCTCTCGTTTCGCGGGCTGCTTCTATGTTCCGGTAGCTCAACTGGTAGAGCAGCAGCCTATTGAAGCAGCAAGTAGTTGGTTCAAATCCATCCCGGAACACCATATGGCGCATGGACTAGACAACCCGCAAGGCCGCACGTGCAACCTCCCGTGCAGAGAAAAGGCCTTAGAATCCTTGCCAAGGTGCAGCTTTCCTGACAGGATGTGCGCCAACCAACAGCCCCGGCGGCGAACCGGAGCTGTTTTTATATGGCCGCCTGAGCGCAGTTTGGAGCGCGGCGCGTGTGTGTAGGCACGGCTGGTTCGATTCCGATTCAAGATCCAGCGGCGCACACAATAAAATCAAACCCGGCGGGTGTCCACAGTGGGCCCCTTGGAAAGGAGTCCAAACCATGCTTGAATTTTTCGGCAAACTGTTTTGGTCTATTGCAAAAAACTGCGTGCTTGCACCTGTGTTCCGGGAAATTTTTCAAATAGCATTCAAAAGTAATTTTGTGTGCATCGTCTGGAGTATCGGTTTTCAGGCGAGTCACACAAAGCGTGAGCCGAGGGCAGAGATCGGAGGGCGCGGCTGTATGCAAGGGGCGCGGCCTGTTATCCGCGCAGATTAGCAAAAGATGCTGATACAATTTATTCAGAAAATATTTTTACCCGCCTGTTATGAATGATGTGCACCGTGCATTGCAGGCGGGCATTCTTTTACGCTGCGTTAGCTCAACCGGCAGAGCATCCGGCTCATAACCGGGGAGTTGCAGGTTTGATTCCTGCACGCGGCATGATATATTCCCGTAGTTCAAGTGATGGAACAGCGGTCTCCAAAACCGCAGGCTGCAGGTTTGAGCCCTGCCGGGAATGCCAGCTGCGTACCCTGTGAGGGGGATGCGCAGATAGCCGGGCATCTGGCGGCGAAAGTTCCGGATGCAGCGGCGCTCCACCGTTTACGTTGTCCGAGAAACTGAATGTATACCGAGAGCGCTGCTTATTTTGATATTTTGACCGTTCGGATTTCCGGGCGGTTTTTCTTTTGCAGGAAAGGAGGGGGCCTTCCGTGAGATATGGTGTGCCGTATCGTGGCAGTAAGAACAAAATTGCACAGTGGGTTGTTTCCAATCTTCCTGCTGGTGATACACTGATTGACCTATTTGCTGGCGGTTGCGCAGTCACACATGCTGCGTTGTTGTCTGGCAAATGGAATCACATCGTTGCAAATGACATCGGCGATGCGCCGCAGTTGTTCATGGACGCTGTTCACGGAAAGTATGCCAACGAAAAGCGTTGGATTAGCCGTGAGGATTTTCATAAACTCAAAGATTCTGACCCTTACGTTTCGCTTTGTTGGAGCTTCGGCAACAACCGCAGGGATTATCTCTATTCAAAAGAGATTGAACCGTGGAAAAAGGCTTTGCATTATGCAAGAGTGTTTGGCGATACGTCCCTTTTGCAAGAGTTCGGAATCGATTCGGACGGTAGCTCAAAAGACATCAAGCCGAACAACGAGGAATACAAAAGGCTTTATTCACAGTGGATTGGACATCAAGTAAAACATAAAAGGCTTTATGATTTAGACCACCTTGCAAGGCTGGAGAATCTTGAACGCCTACAAAATCTTGAACGCCTACAAAATCTTGAACGCCTACAAAATCTTGAAGGTCTGCAAAGGCTTGAAGGTCTGCAAAGCGATTATCGTGATGTGCAGATTCCGCCAAATGCTGTTGTATACGCTGACCCCCCCTATAAACGGACGAATTGTACGGGATACAAATGCGATTTTGACCATGAATCGTTTGAAAAGTGGCTTGCCGAAACTCCGTTTATGGTTGTTATCAGCGAGTATGAAGCGCCAAGTGGGTGCGTAGAGGTTGCAAGCATAAAAAAGCAATCATCTATGGGCACTGGAAACAAAGGCGGGTCTGATATTGAAAAGATGTTTGTGCAAGAACGGTTTGTTGAACAGTACGAAAATTCATTTAACGTGAGAGGTGGTGGCGGTGAGTGCGAAGCGGCTGACAGACAGACAAAAAAAGAAGATCGTTGCTGACTATGTGCAGCTGCAGAGCTACGCCAGAGCCGCCAAACTGAACGACGTGGCAGAAAGCACCGTGCGGAAAATCGTGAAAGATAATCCCAAGTGTGCGGATTTGTGCGCCTTAAAAAAAGAGCAGAACACGCAGGACATGCTTTCTTACTTAGGCAGTAAGCGAGGGGAAGCACAGGATCTTCTCGGGCTGTACCTTCAGGCGATGGCAGACCCGGACAAGATCGCAGAGGCAACGCTGCCGCAGCTGTCCACGGCGTTTGGAACCATCGTGGACAAGTTTGCTATGCTGGGAGACCAGAGCAACATAGAAGCCCCGGACGATGGCCTGCTTGAGGCTCTGAGCGTTGCCGCAGACATCAGCCCGCCGGATGACGTGGAGATGCTGCCGGAGGAAGAGGACGACAATGCAGAAAAGTAACGGTTTTCGCTGGAAAGCCCTCAGCCAGCGGCAAAAGCAGGTCTTGAGCTGGTGGGCGCCGCAGAGCGCATACAGCGGTTACAACGGCATTATTGCAGATGGCGCTATTCGATCGGGCAAGACCTTTGCCATGAGCTTTTCTTTTGTCCAGTGGGCTATGGCCTGCTACAGCGGCCAGCAGTTTGCCATGTGCGGAAAGACCATCGCCAGCTTCCGGCGCAACGTGCTGGGCACACTCAAGCAGCAGCTTGCAGCCCGTGGCTACAACGTCAAGGAGCATCGGGCAGAAAACTGCATGACCGTCAGCAAGGGCGGCAGAACCAACGAGTTTTACTTTTTCGGCGGCAAGGACGAGAGCAGCCAGGACCTGATCCAAGGCATCACCCTTGCCGGGGCATTCTTCGATGAGGTGGCTCTGATGCCGCAGAGCTTCGTCAATCAGGCCACAGCCCGTTGCTCTGTCACCGGGTCAAAGTTCTGGTTCAACTGCAACCCGGGCAGCCCGCAGCATTGGTTTTATCTCGAGTGGGTGCGGAAATGCCGTTCCCGCAAGATGATGTATCTCCATTTCACGATGGATGATAACCTGTCACTTTCCGAGGACATCAAGGCCAGATACCGCAGCCAGTACAGCGGCGTTTTCTATCAGCGCTACATTCTGGGACTGTGGACGGTGGCTGAGGGCCTTGTATATGATATGTTCGACCGCAAGAAGCACGTCATTGACGTACTGCCGGAGCTTTCGCCAAAGAGCGCCTATGTGGCGTGCGACTTTGGCACCCAGAACGCAACGGTTTTTCTGCTGTTCCAGAAGCAGGCGGATGCAGACTGCTGGATCGTCACCCGGGAGTACTACTACAGCGGCCGCGAACAGAAGCGGCAAAAGACCGTGGGCGAGTACGTCACGGACCTCAAGACGTGGCTGAACGGGATCAAACCGGAAAGGATCATCGTTGACCCCTCTGCCCTACCCCTGATTACAGAGTTGCGCAAGAACGGCTTTACCCAGACCCCCGCAAATAACGACGTCCTGAGCGGCATTCTGGACGTGCAGACCATGTTGCAGACCGGGCGGCTGAAGATTTACAAAGACTGCAAGCACACGCTGGAAGAATTCGGCGTGTACGCTTGGGATCCAGACAAAGACGACACCGTGCTGAAGGTCAACGACCACTGCATGGACGCTATCCGCTATTTCGTGCGCACAAAGCGCCTTGTGAAACTGAGGGATTGATTTTGAGCACTGTATACACATTCCAGACTTTTCAGCAGGCGCAAGCCGCCGGGGAACAGCCTGATTTCATCCGGCGGTTCGTGCAGCAGCACTGCGCTTCCGGGCCGTACAAGATGGCGCTGGACGCCGACCTGTACGATGCCCAGAAAAACCCGGGAGCTGAACGCTTCGCACAGACTTACGCTTTGATGTTGAAACGCCTGTCCAAAAACACCAAGCCGGACACCCCACACCCCGATATGGTCAAGAGCAATCTTTTCCGGCGGCTCAACAAACAGCGGGCAACCTACTCCCTCGGAAACGGTGTGGTCTTTGCGGACGATGGCGTGGACAAGGACAGGCTGGGGCAGAACTTTGATGAGCAGATCCAGAAGGCCGGCTATTTCGCTCTGATACACGGTGAGAGCTTCGGATTCTGGAATAACGACCATCTGGTGATTTTCAAGCTGACCGAATTTGCTCCCCTGTACGATGAAAAGACAGGCCTTTTGCAGGCAGGCGTGCGCTTCTGGCGGCTGAACCCGGACACGGATATGCACTACATCCTGTACGAGCTGGACGGATTCACCGAGTACACGGAAAGCCGAATCGGCAATGTGATGCAGGAGACAACGCCGAAGCAGGCATACAAGAGCGTGATCACCACCACCCCCGGCGGCGGGCTGGAAAGCGTAGAGGGCGAAAACTACAGCGCTCTTCCCATTGTGCCGCTGTGGGGCTCAGACCTGCACCAGAGCACCCTTGTGGGGCTGAAAGCCTACATTGACAACACCGATCTGGTGATGTCTGGCTTCTGCAATGACCTGCAGGACTGCGCGCAGATTTACTGGCTGTGCGAGAACTTCAACGGCATGACCGACGACGAGCTTGTGGAGTACCTCACCAAGCTGAATCTGTACCACATTGCAGGCGCAGACACCAGCGAGGGCGGAAAGATCACCCCCTACACCACCGAGATCCCTGTGACGGCCAGGCAGTCTCTGTTGGAGTTGCTCCACACCCGGGTGTATGAGGACTTCGGCGGTCTGGATGTGCACTGTGTCAGCGCGGACAGCACCAACGACCATCTGGATGCAGCCTATGAACCGCTGAACCAGAACGCAGACGACTTCGAGGCGCAGGTCAAGCCGTTCATCCGGCAGATCTGCGCACTGGCTGGCTTTGACAACGCTATGCCGACATTCAACCGCAGCAAGATCACAAACACAGCTGAACAGGTCGCAACGGTGATTTCTGAGGCGCCGATCATCGGGCAGGACGTGGCCATTGACCTGCTGCCCAACCTGACCCCGGAGCAAAAGGAACAGGCCAAGGCCGCGCTGATGGCAGAGAGCGCAACGCGGGAGACCACAGACGAGGACGAGGAAGAGGAGGACAACGAGGATGAAAACTCATAACGGAATGAAAATATTTGTCTATATTTTCTTTGGCGTGTGCGTTGCGCTTATCATTGGAAGCGCAATTTTGGACGCCGTTTTATCTGTTTACTACGTCAAAGGCGTTTTTAGCGCAGATATGCCTGAATGGGCTAAATGGGCGCTTGTGACTATTGCAGCGTCATGAAACAAACTGACCTTGACCGCATCTCCACCCGGCAGCTGAACAGACTGCGCCGCCGCATTTTGCGGGTCTATGGAACCGCCCGCCGGGAAATGACCGAGCAGCTGACCGAGTTTCTGGAGCATTACCAGAAGTTGGACGCATACAAGCGGGCGCAGCTGGAAGCCGGGAAGATCACCGAGAGCGACTACCGCACATGGCTGCGCAATCAGGTGTTTCAGTCCAAGATGATGCACCAGAAGCTGGACAACATCACCCAGACGTGCACCACAGCCCAGCAGACGGCGTACAAGCTGGCGCGGGATGAACAGTACGATATCTTTGCCCTTGGCGCAAACTGGGCGTTCTACGAGCTGGAACAGGCCGCAGGCGTGGCGTTCAACCTGACCTTGTACAACACCGAAGCGGTCAAGCGGCTGCTGCTGGAGAACCCCAAGCTTGTACCCAACAAGCGCATCAAGAGCGAAAGCAACCGCACCTATGATGCGCGTGTGTTCAACCGGTACGTAACAAAAGGCATCATACAGGGCAAAAGCGTCCATGACATTGCGGTGCAGGCTGTGCAGGGCATGGCAGACACCGAGGTGCACTGGGCGATGAACAACGCCATCACAGCTCTTACAGGCGCACAGAACGCAGGGACGATGCAGCAGCTGCGCAACGCCCAAGCCCTTGGCATTGAGGTGCAGAAGCGCTGGAACAGCACGTTGGACTACCACACCCGCGAGATGCACCGGCTGCTGGATCAGGAGACCGCCGATCTTGACGAGCCTTTCAAGGTGCAGGGCTACGAGATCCAGTACCCCGGAGACCCCAACGCAGCTCCGGAAATGGTTTATCACTGCCGCTGTAAGGTGACCGGGGCGCTTGTGAAGTACCCACGGCAGAACGCTATGCGGCGGGACAACACGACAAAAGAGGTCACATCTGACCTGACCTATACCGAGTGGTACAAGTCAAAGGGCGGCACGGAAGCCGAACAGATGTGGCGGGCGGAAGAGCGAAAACGCAGAAAGGAGAGTGTCAAGAATGAGTAAACGAGGCTCTGGAAGTTCGACGAGGGCAAAATCTGGCGGAGGCGGTGGTGCTGGCGCAAAAGAAAAAGATCTTTTTACTGTTGGAAAAGATGGAGTGCGGACTTATGACGATTCAGAAAGAGAGCCGGGTAAAGATTGGATGCTTTCCAAACACAGTGCCGAAGCCATAAAAGCGTTCAGAAACCTAAGCGATGTTCATTGCGAATGGAATAAAGGATTTGACGTCCTTGAGGGCGATAAACGGCCTGTAGGCATGAAACGAAGTCAGCAATGGGATTACCTGAAAAACCACAACATCAATTCTTTTATTCTCCGAGTTCCAGAGGGACAGACAAAAAGAGCCCTAAAACAGATGGAAGACTACGGGTATCATGTTGTTGCAAAATTGGCATCGAATTCAAAAGATAAGCGAATTTTTGATGATAACGAGTTTTATATGTCCAAAAAGAAAATGCAGCGGCTTGGATTGGATTTCAAAGTGGAAACCTACTGGAAAAAAGGATGGAAAGGCTAAAGGCTTGGAGGGATGAACCGTGATTCTGCCGATGGAAAACACCGAGAAAATGATTTTTCCGGGCGTGGGCAAGTATGGCATCCCTGAAATCAAGCCAGAAACTGACATCCGCATTGACAAGCTGGAATGGATTCCGGTCAATTATGCGCTGACCGCCAAAGACAAGGCCACAAAAGGCGTGCATTTTTACAAGGACGATTACCAGTTTGAACGGTTCTGGAACAACCCAGACAAATACATTCCCCTTTTGCAGCAGTTCGGCGCGGTGTGTTCGCCGGATTTTTCTTTGTACAGTGATATGCCGCTTGCGGTGCAGCTTTTTATGCATTATAAAAAGCACTGGCTGGCTGCATACTGGCAGGCGCACGGCATTCACGTTATCCCAACGCTTTGCTGGTGTGGAGAGCAAAGCTATGACTGGTGCTTTGATGGCGAGCCCAGAAACGCTATTGTGAGCATTTCGAGCCACGGCACACAGTCTGACCCATACGAAGCAGAATGCTTTGCCAAGCACTGCCGTAAGGCGCTAGAAGTGCTGCAACCAAGCAGCATTTTGTGGTATGGCAAGTGCCCGGCTGAATTTGACTGGAACGTGACCAAAATCAAGCCATTTCAATACGAAAGGAGGCATTACCGTGAGTAAACGAGGTTCGGGTAGCTCCGCGAGAGCGGGCGGTGGCATGGCTGCGCTCAAAGGCACTGAAAAACAGGTTGAATGGGCTGCCAAAATTCGAGAAACCACAAACAATGCACTGGATGATTCTATTTCTTTTGCAAAAACGCAAACCGCAAAAATGGGAAAAGACCGGGTAAATGCAGCGGTAGAATGGGCAGAAAAGGCGAAAAAAGAAATCAATTCCACATCCAGCGCAAGTGAATTGATAGACACCATTGGCGCATACATCGGAAACAAAACCGGAGAATCCGCAAAACAGTCCGCTCTTCTCGGAATCACAAGAACGCTCCAAAGCGGAACGGGAGACCTTGCCAAGAGACTGAAAAAGGCAAGAGGGCTGTAAAATGAAATTTGACTACAACATCAAAGTCACCGACAACACCCCGCAGCTGCATGAAGCGCTGGAAGCGTGGGCTGAGCGGGTGCTGACCATCTGGGGCATGAAGGTGCAGGACTATGCCCAGCTGCTTGTGCCAACCGGAACGGCAGACAGCACCGGCATAGAGGGCTATGTGGGCGGTGCGCTGAAAGCATCCCTTACCTACGTTGTCTCTGCGGCGCAAAAGACCGTGACCATCGGCTCAAACCTGTTTTACAGCGTCTATGTGGAGTTGGGCACCGGTATTTTTGCCGAGAAGGGCAACGGACGCAAAACGCCGTGGGTTTGGCAAGACATCAACGGCAAATGGCACTTTACCCGGGGCATGGCTCCCCGCCCCTTCCTGCGCCCGGCGGTGGAAGATCATATCAAAGAACTGCAAGAGATTGCAGTAGAGGAAGGAAACAAGGAGGCATAAAAGCATGACAGAACTTGAAACTTTGAGCGCACGACTTGAAGAGGCCGTGAAAAAGCAGATAGAAGCTGATGAAGCATATCACAAAGCCGCCGAAGAGGTGGAAAGCATAAAGGCAGAAATGGTGAGAGTAAAAAACAAGCGAGAAAAAGAACTTCATACAATTTGCTTGGGGTATCTTCTCTACCTCTAAAATTTAATATCCAGCGGTTGGCGCACAGCGTCAGCCGCTTTTTTATGCCGTTTTCGCACAACTGGCAGTGCTCCCGGCTCATAACCGGGGAGTTGCAGGTTCGACCCCTGCAAGCGGCACCACACCGGCAGCACGTCCGGCAAATTAAACCTTATTGCCAAGCATGGCAGCCCAAGCAAGGGCAGAAAGGACACACACATGGCACTCGAACGAAAGACTCTCCGGGCGATTCTGGAAGATGAAACGACCGACACCAGCGGCAAGCTCAAGAAAATTCTGGACGTGCTGCATGAGGAAACGGACGCCTTGCAGAACCAACTCGAGGAGAAGGACGCAGCTATCGCCAAAGCGGAAAAGGAACGGGACGCAGCCAACAGCGGTAAGCAGACCGCGGAGCAGGCGCTGACCGACTACAAGACCCAGCAGACCGCAAAGGAATCCAGAGCCGCAAAGGAATCCAAGTTCCGGGAGCAGCTCAAGGCCGCAGGTGTGCTGGAAAAGTACTTTGACCGCATCGTGCGCTTGTCTGGCGAGGACATCGACAAGATGGAACTGGACAGCAAGGGCAATGTAAAGAACGCGGACAAGCTGGCTGAGAGCCTGAAAACCGATTGGAGCGACTATGTGGGCAGCACATCCACCAAGGGCGCACCGGTGGACAACCCGCCCGCAAACACCGGCTCCAAAATGACCAAAGACCAGATTTTTGCAATCAAGGACGCGGGCGAGCGTCAGGCCGCGATTGCAGCAAATGCCGACCTGTTTACAGGCGGCGGGAAGGAATAATCTATGGCAGCAAAAGAAAATCTGATTACCACCACTGAAATCACCGTCAACCCCCGCGAGATCGACTTCGTGACCCGTTTCCAGCGCAACTGGGATCATCTGAGGGAGATCATGGGCATCATGCGCCCCATCCGTATGCAGCCCGGCACTGTGCTGAAGAGCAAGTATGCACAGGGGACCCTGCAGAGCGGCACCGTGGCAGAGGGCGAGGAGATTCCCTACAGCCAGTACACCGTCAAAGAGAAGGACTACGGCAAGATCACCATCGAGAAGTACGCCAAGGCCGTCTCCCTTGAGGCTATCCAGAATTACGGCTACGAGGTTGCCGTGCAGAAGACCGATGACGAGTTCCTGTACGACCTGACCGCAAAGGTGACCGACAAGTTCTACAAGTACCTGAACACCGGCAGCCTGAAGGGCACCCCCAAGACCTTCCAGATGGCTCTGGCAATGGCAAAGGGCAGCGTGGAGAACAAGTTCAAGAATATGCACCGCACCGTCACCGGCGTTGTGGGCTTTGCAAACGTTCTGGACGTGGCCGAGTATCTGGGCACCGCAAACATCACCATCCAGAACCAGTACGGCTTCCAGTACATCAAGGACTTCATGGGCTACAACACCATTTTCCTGCTGTCCGATGGTGAGATCGCAAAGGGCAAGGTCATTGCCACCCCCGTGGACAACATCGTGATGTACTATGTTGACCCTTCCGACAGCGACTACGCCAAGGCTGGTCTGGTGTACACCACCGCAGGCGAGGCAAGCAACCTGATCGGCTTCCATACGCAGGGCAACTACACCACCGCCGTGTCCGAAAGCTTTGCCATCACCGGCGTGACCCTGTTTGCCGAGTATCTGGACGGCATCTCTGTCCAGACCATCACCCCGGGCGAATCGGTCTAATCTACAAAGGAGGTGACCCCACGTGACCGTGCAAGAGTTGTGCGTTTACACGCACAATTTTTTTGATCGGTACGATGACCCCACCGCCGGTGAATTTACCTTTACGGCAGATACTGTCCCAGCCGGGGTGTCCGCCGGGCAGTATTTCCTTGTGTGCGGGTCTATCTTTAACGACGGCGTGCACAAGGCGGGAGACGGAGACCTTACCCCGGAAACTTTTACCGGCACGGTACAGCCTATGCGCGTCCCTCCTGATTTTGTGGCGCTTGTCCAGAAGATCACCGAATACGATGCAGCCACGCCCGGCGGCGGGCGCTATGTTTCCCAGTCTTTCAACGGATGGAGCGGCGCCATGGCCACCGGCACGGATGGCTTGCCCGCAGACGGCTGCACCCACTACCGCCGGGAGATCAACCAATGGAGGAAACTGTAATGCCCGTAAACGATTTCACTAAATTCACCGTGATGGAGAATTTTACAAAAAAGTTCTGCTTCATGGAAAAAAAGCTGGTTTCGGATGGGCTTTTTGGATCTACCACCACATGGGAGGACGGCATGGAGTTCCTTGCCATCGAGCGGCATGACCAGACCATTGAAGCACAGCAGGCAGAGCAGCAGGGCACGGCATCCACCTACTCCCTCTATGTGGATAAGGGCATCAAGCTGTCCCCCTTCGACCGCATCAAGCGGCTGGACGATGGGCAGACCTATGAGGTGACCACCGCGAGCAGCGACAAGATTTCGCCCGCCGAAAGCCAGATGAATCTTGCAGTTGTGCAGTGCAAAAAGGTGGTGCTTTCCTGATGGGCGCAGCAGAAGCCGTTACCACGGCGCTGAACAGCTATTTTACGCTGTTCAAGATTCCGGTATACCCGGAGGATTTTGTGCCGCAGGGCACTTCCCTGCCCTATATCACGGTGCTGCCGGTCATTCCCAAGGGATTTGACGAGAGCAGCACCTTCCATGCGCGGCTGTGGTATCCGGTGGACAGCGGCAAGCTGCCCATCATCCGCAAAACAGACGAGATGCGCGCTGCCCTTGGTGATGGGCTTACCATCGAGTGCGAGGGCGGCGCAATTCTTTTATGCGCAGGCAATCCGTGGGCGCAGTCTATGGACAACCCGCCGGAAAAATACCTGTGCACATACCTTACTTTTGACGTCACATCTTTTGTGGTGTGAGAAAGGATAACGCATGAACAAAATGTATCACGCCATTTCGGCAGATGCTTTCAAAAAGCTTCAGTTTCAGGCTGGCGCACTGCTGAAGAAGTTCGACCCGGCGGGCACTACCCCCATTGCAGCGGAGGATATGATCTGCCTGACTTCCGGCGGCATCACCGTCAGCTGCAAGCCCAACACTATTGATCTGGGCGAGAATCTGGACGAAGTGCCCGAGAACACCTACCAGCTCAAGCACATTACCAGCTGGGATTGCGGCATGTCTACCACCTGCATGACCGTGAGCGCCGACACCATCAAGCTGGAACTGGGCGCTGCAGACGTGGAAACCAACAAGATCACCGTGCGCGAGGACTACGAAAACACGGACTTCCAGGATATCTGGTGGCATGGCAATCTGATCGGCGGCGGCTATGCTGCGGTCAAGCTGATGAAGGCCGTGAGCGACGGCGGCCTTGAGCTGAAAACCACCAAGGACGGCAAGGGCAACATCAACCTGAGCCTGAAGGGCCACTACGACATGACCGACACCAGCAAGGTGCCTATGGAGTTCTACGTCAAGGAGGCAGAGTAATATGATCCTTACCATCAATCTTGACCCCGTGGAAGCCCTGCCCAAACTGTATGACGCGGTGGACGGTATCACCCACATGATCATGGACGCAAAGGACAACGTGGACAACCCGGAGACCAAAGCCGCCCGGGAGACCATTGTTGCCAACGCCATGAAGCTGCTGGGTGCAGAGCCTGCCGAAACCGCAGAGGGCAAGAAGAAGCTGACCCCGCGCGAGTTTGCGCTGGCTGCGCTGGACTTTATCAAGCCCCTGATGAAGCTTGACCCGCAGCGCACCATGAACGCCCTGCACCAGCTGTACACGCTGGAAAAGGGCGAGAAAGACACCCTGCCCAAGGCGTTCACCGCGCTTACCAAGTCCGTGATGCAGGAGGATATGCAGGATTTTTTGTCATCGCTGGCCGACTTGAACGGCCTGAGTTTTGGCACTACCTCTGCCGCGCCGACCTCCAGCATCTCCGCGCCTACGGAATAAAGTATTTCGTCTGGTTCGTCATTAGCGAGATGCGCGAACGCCACCGCACAAAGGCATACCAGCTGTACACGGCTGATATGCTTTTTCTTTGTGCTGTATCGCTGGGGCAGCAGGTGGAGCAGTCCTTCAGCGAGATCATGGCAGAGTACGACAAGCCGCTATCCCAGCGCCGACACGAGACCACGCTGGAAGAAGCGCAGGCGTGCTGGGAAAAGACGCTTGCAGACAGTAAAAAAGCCGCAGCGCAGAACGGAGGTGGTGAGACCTGAATATTTTCAATTTGATGGCCACTTTGGGGCTTGATACCTCTGAGTATGAGCAGGGCATCGAGCAGGCCCAAAAAGAGACGCAAAGCGCCGCAAACTCGCTGAACCGCAGCGCAAACACCGCCGGGAGCGGCGTTTCGGGCATGGCAAGCCAGTTTGCAGCAGCCAGCGCAAAAGCGACTGTCCTTGCAAATATGCTTACATCGCTTGGGACAAAAGCGGTAGGCCTTGCAAAGGGCTTTGTGGAGATGGGCATTTCATACAATGCCCAGATAGAAAAGTACACCACCGGCTTTACCAATATGTTGGGCAGCGCACAGGCCGCGCAGGAAGCCATGAAGGCCATTCAGGAGGACGCAGCCCGCACCCCGTTTGACGTGGCATCGCTGACGCAGGCAAACCAGCTGCTTATCAGCGCAGGCGAAAATGCTGCGTATTCCCGCAAGGTCATCAATGCGCTGGGTGATGCAGTTTCCGCAACAGGCGGCGGCAACGCAGAACTGTCCCGCATGGCTGCAAACCTGCAGCAGATTGCAAACGTGGGCAAGGCTGCAGCAATCGACATCAAGCAGTTTGCCTATGCGGGCATCAATATCTATCAGATCTTGGCAGACTACACCGGCAAATCGGTGCAGGAAGTCCAGAGCATGACCATCAGCTACGACCTTCTTTCGCAGGCGCTCATAGCCGCCAGCGAGGAGGGCGGGCGTTACTATAACGCCATGGACACCCAGAGCCAGACCATGAACGGGCGTATATCCACCCTGAAGGATAACGTCAGCCAGCTGGCCGGACTTATGACCGGCGACCTTTCCTCCGGCATCGGCGTTGTAATAGGCCACCTGAACGACATGGTTGTCGCAGCACAGGAAGCCTACAAAGAGGACGGCTGGAAGGGTCTCGGGAACGCAATTCTTGAGCTGGATAATCCAATCAGTGCCATCATCAAAAAGTTTGGGCAGCTTGGCAGCGCGGCTGTTAGTGCACTGGATAAGGCAAGCTACTATCTTAACAAGGCACTTGGAAAAAATGCTTACGCAGGGTACGACAACTACGACGACTACAAGTCAGACAAGCAAAAGCAAAGCAACAGGGACCGGCTACGGCAGAATGCTCTTTCCGGCAAAAGCGTAAGCAACAAAAGTTGGTCTGAGCGTCAGGCAGAAGCAGCGGCCGCGAGTGGAAGCGGCGGCAGCTCCATCGTTACAAGTCCTTCCAGTTCCTCCGGCAAGAGCGCCGGCGCAAAATCCAAAACCGAAACCGTCATAGCGTCCGTGACGCACACCGCAACCACCACCGCACAGAACGCGCTGGGCGCGGTGACTACAAGCGTTGAGACCCTGCAGGAGAAGGTCAAGGACGCAGCGGGCAAAATCAAAGACCGCGTGACCGAGACCACTACCGAGACCGGCAAAGAGATGGTCAACGGCGTTGCTACCACCTATACGCTTGTGACCAAGAAAGTTACGGACGCAAACGGCAAGATAAGCACAACGACCAAGAAGGTCTACGCCGATATGTCCAAGACCCTGCTTGGCACCCTGACCACCATTGCAGAAAAGACCTTCAACGGCATCACAACCACTACGCAACAGGCCGTGGAAACCTACGCGGACGGCAGCCAGCATATCAAGACCACCGCCACCGAGACCGGCGAGCGCATTGTGGACGGCGTGCGGCAGACCTACACCAAGGTCATCAGCTACGTTGACGGCGTGCAGGACAAGGTAACAGAGACCGCGCAGAACATCGACAAGAGCATCAAGGCGACCCAAAAACGCATTGAGGAGAACCTGAGCAAGGCACAGCAGCAGTTCAACAGCGGGATCTTCAAGCTGGGTAAAAACCTGTACACCGACCTCAAAAATCAGGACTGGGCGGCGCTTGGTCTGGATATCGTCAACATGATGTGGGGCGAGGTGTCACAGGAGCAGCGCGAAGTCCTGTCCGACTGGGCAAACAAGGCGCTGGAAGCCATCAACGAGGCGTATTCCGGCGGCGGTCTGAGCGAGGCGTTCAACGCTTTTAAGCAGATCATGTCCAACGGCATCAAAGCAGATGCAGACGGCGTTACAACGGACGTTAAGGGCTTGAGCAATGTATTTCAGGAGCTGGGCATCAACGTTTCCAACGTTGGCAGCAAGATCATGGGCGTGCTGGGCACCATGGGTACCGGCATGGGCACCTTTGTCTCCAACGCAGGCACTGGTATTGCAAAACTTGCCGGGAGCATGGGCAGTCTTGGTACGCTTGCGCAGGGCGCAGGCGGACTGATCGCAAAGATTGGCGGTCTGATCATCTCGAACCCGGAGGTTGCCGCGATCATCGCTATTGTGGCCGGTGTGGCGGCGCTAGGCGCTGCACTGTTTGCAAAGTTCGGCAAGGGCAAGAGCAGCGGCGGGCAGGCTGTGAGCCACTACGAAAGCCCCTTTGCCGGGCATGACGTGTACGACAGCCTGACCGAGTTTTCAACCCGGGCAGCCATGCAGCACCGCTACATAGAAAAGACCACCGGCACGGATGCACAGCTGGGCATTTTGCAGCAGATCCGCGATATGCTGGACGAGCATCTGCCGGACATCGGCACCGGACAGCTTGTCATGGACGGCGAAAAGGTTGCCGATATGCTCACACCGCGCCTTGCGACCAACATGGATACCAGCATGGGCGTGTATACCCTGCGGGCAGAAAGGGGTGTTTAAATGGCAATCCACAGCGCAAAGCTGGGCAATTACAACACCCTTGCAACGTGGGGGCTGTACATGAAGGTGGGCAGCCCGAACATCGGCGAGCCTGAACCGGACGAGACCCTTGTGCAGATACCCGGATCTGACACGCTGCTCAACCTTACTACCTCGCTGGACGGCAAGGCGCACTACAAAAAACGCACTATTACCATGGAACTGCTTTGCCCCGCACCGAAAAAGCTGTGGAAGGTACTGCAAAGCCGTCTGCACAATGCCCTTGAGGGCAAGTGGCTGCAATGCGTGTTTGACGATGATCCATCGTGGTACTGGGAGGGGCTGTGGCACGTCAAGTTCGTGCCGGGGCGGCTCTCCGCTACGGTCACCATCACCGGCAGCTGCAATCCGTACAAGTACAACGTTTACGACGGCACACAGGATATCCGGTGGGACGACATCAACTTTGAAACGGACATCCTGCGGGACTACCGCAGCATTGCGCTGCCAGCCGATACGCCGGTGGATGTGGTCATCTACGGCGCACCGCACACCGCGGCTGTCTATTTCCAGCGCGGCGAAAGCGAGGCAAATGTGTCGTTGCAGGTCAACAAGGCCTATGCGGGCAGCCTTGCCAAAACGACCGAATGGCAGTATCTGGAGGGGCTGGATATCCCGGATGGTGAAACCGTCACCATGACCTTTACCGCTACTGCTGCAAGCAGCATCACCATCAAGTATCTGGGGGCAAGCCTATGAGTTACAAGATCTATGCCGGCACGCAGAACGGCGTGGACAGCTGGGAAAACCGGGTCTGTATCTATGCGCCCGGCTCTGCGTTGGAGACCACGAAGCTGATCAGCCCCACCCTGACCCGGGAATTTGGAAAGGCCGGAAATCTGGAATTTACCATCCCGCTGGGCAACGTGGCGCACAGCGCGCTGCAAAAGCTGAAAACGGTGGTGTCCGTGGAGCAGGACGGCAAGGAGATCTGGCAAGGCAGGGTCATGAGCCATGAGCAGGATTTTCTGCTGCGGCAGAAGGTGTACTGTGAGGGCGAGCTTGCCTACCTCAACGACACCGATGTACCACCCTACACCGCCAAGGATGTGACCATCCGGCAGTTTCTGGACTTTCTCTGCAAGAATCACACCAGCCTGACCGACAGCTATAAAAGCTTCCGCATCGGAAACGTCACGGTGGAGGAGCAAAAGCGGTATGTTCCGGTAGCCGAAAAGTGCTATCTGAAGCTGGACTATGCCGCCAGCAGCCCGGACGAGCAGGGCGACTATTACCAAGAATGGGGTCTGTACTCCCAAAACGGGAACCGACTTGAAGAGAGTTTTTCCTACATTTTCTCCGACTATGAGGACGTGCAGACCCCACCAGCACAAAACTGGCCGCTGAACGAGATCGTAACCGGAAAGGAGTACCTTGCCTGGCGCACGGGAGACAACCAGTTTACCCTCCGCCGGAACGCGATCTCTCAGGGCAGCAAGACCTATGATGCAGAGCATACCATTGTTACCCCGTCCATCACTACGCCGATAGAGACCTATAAGTTTGACGCCACCATAAAGGTGGCAAAAAAGGACACCGAATCCACAACGTACAGCATCAAAACGGAAAAAGACGGCACGGTCAACGTGTACGTCAACGGGGAAAAGTCCGCAGACTACACCCCGCAGCTTGTGGAGGAGCTGCACGAGTTCGGCGATGGTAAGAACTACGGCAAAACGTGGGACATCTTGCAAAGCGAGCTTGTGGACGTGTACGGCGGCTATCTGGCAACCCGGCACGAAACGATTCATTATCCCCCCTTGTTCCCCGGTCTGAACAAGAGAGCACGCTATCTGGACTATGTACAGGACGCGACCGAGCGCAACGTGCAGGGCATCACCTTCGGCACAAACCTGCTTGACCTGACCAGCTACGTCAAGGCCGAGGATATCGTCACCCGGGTAATCGCCATCGGCAAGAAAAAAAGCGGCTGGTTTTTGTGGGAGACCACCAACACCCTGACCGCCACTGCCAACGATGAAACCGCCCAGAAGCTGTACGGCCTTATCACCCGGTATCTGGTGCTGGACGGCACGGCCAACACACAGCAGTCCCTGCAGGACGAGGCAGACATGGAGCTTGGCAAGCATCTGCGCCTTGCGGACGGCATCACGGTGAAAGCCGTAGACCTGAAGGACGCGGGCGTGGACGTGGACAGGATCGCTTTCGGAAAGCTGACGCACATTATTTCCGCGCCCCACGGCATTGATGTGTGGATCAATTGCAACAAGCTCGTAGAGCCGTTGGACAAGCCCGCAAAGAAGGAGTTCACCTTCGGCAAAAAGTTTTCCAGCATATCCGACCTGCAGGCGCTCAGCGCCCGCAAAGCAACCACCGCGTATGACCTGAGCCGCACGCTCAAGGGGTACGCATCTGATGTGCAGTCTTATGCGCTGAAAACGATGGAGGCAGACAATGAAACCGTTTAAAGAAGTAATTGACGGCATCCGCAAAGCCGTCATGGCATCCGAGGTGCGGGAGGATCTCGCCCAGATGGGCGAGTATGTGGAGCAGTTTGCCAACACGGCGGGCGAAAACATCCAGAAAGCCATCGACCCCACCCTCTCCCTCTCCGGCAAGGCTGCGGATGCGAAAGCGACTGGAGATGCGGTTGGTCAGCTAAAGAGGGCTTTGGCTGATTTTACTGTGGAAAGTGAAGAGAAGAAGACGCGCATGGAGAATCCTGAACATCACGCAGGATATTGGTGGGATGGAGAGCACGCAAACGATTCGTATTTTTATGTTAAACTATCGGTTAATGCCGGGGATGTAATTTGTGCCATAAACACGCTTAACAACAACATTACCCCAGTACGTTTTGTCGATGCTTACTCTGGAGCAAATCGTGTTGGTGATGCTAGCAGTAGTACAGACATAACGGAATATACTGTACCCGCCACTATTGATACGTTGTATTTGTCAATCAATGTCAGAGAAAGCGAACGAGATTACATTCAAATCAAAATAACTACAACAACAGTAATTAAATCAATTATTGTTCCGTTTAATAAAAATGGAATAATGACGAAAATCTCATCGCTTGAAATCGGGTATCTCTTGACTGCGTGTGAAAACTTCGATGTTAAGAAAAATCAGTCATATCGCTTTTATGCCCGTTTTGATACCTTCGACTCTGTGTCTGTATGTCACGGCTACAAAATATATGGTGGGTCATGGATTGAGGTTGGGTCAACAAATATCACTGCTTATTACTATAATGGTTCTTCTGCTGTACAGATGGGACAGTGGGCACATGGACTTGCCATTTCAGGATTCGTTGAAGTAATTGTAAATGTCGGTAATGTACAAAACCTTAGAGCAAAAGTTACAGTCATGTCTGAGACTGGTGACTTTACACAAGATGATGTTCCCATGGGCGGCTGCGCTGGCGATGTATCCGCATTCGGTAGACAGAAAATGACAGATGTATCTCTTTCGTATAGCATCGGGGATTTGAATGCAGATGTTTGGGTGTTTGGTGATAGTTATACATCTCTTGGTGACCCTAATCGTTGGACACACAAGCTAATGGATTACGGCTATAAAAATCTGCTGATGAGTGGATTCTCCGGCGCGACTAGCGCAGATCAGATTAAATCGTTCAGAAATTTGATTTCAATTGGAAAGCCGAAATATCTTGTGTGGGCTCTTGGCATGAATGATTCAGATACAGATGCTGCTGTTAATACAAGCTGGAAAGAGAGTTTTGACGAAGTGTCCGCGTGGTGCAATTTAAACAAGATTCAGTTTGTCGCATGTACAATTCCCAACACGCCGCGAGTGCGAAACGTGGAGAAAAATGAAATCGTCCGGTTAAGCGGGTACAGGTACGTTGACTTCGCGAAGGCAGTGAATGCGGAAGAAGTCGGCTCTACATGGTATCCTGGAATGCTTTCTACTGATAATGTCCATCCTATCGAACTTGGAGCGAAAGCTCTTGCAAACAGGTTCTTGGTGGATGTGCCGGAAGTAATGGGCTAAAGGAAGCTTTATTTGACTATTCATCAACATAAAAAGAAAGGACTGATATCATGCTCCCCATTATGGACGTTTCCCGCTGGCAAGGCAGCATCAACTGGGACAAGGTCAAGGCAAGCGGCCTTGTCTCCGGTGTGATGCTTAAAACTGTCAGCACCAACCGCAAGCTGAGCAAGCGCAAGGACGGGCTGTACATCGACCCGACCTTTGAGCACAACTATGCCGAGTGCAAACGGTTGAGGATTCCGGTGGGAGTGTACTACTACACCTACGCCACCGATAAAGAGATGGCAGACGCAGAGCTTGCCTTGCTCAAGACTGCCTTGACCGGAAAGACCTTTGAGTTGCCCATCAGCGTGGACGTGGAGGACAACAAAATCAAGAAGCTGTCCACGCAGGCACTAACCGACCTTGCCGCCTATACGCTTGCTACGGTGGAGCACTGGGGCTTTTATGCCCTGCTGTATGTCGGGCTAAATTTTGCGCAGACGGAGTTGTACATGAATGGCGCGGCGCTGCGCAAGTACGATGTATGGCTGGCAAAATATCCCAGAGACAAGAGCAAGACCAAACCGGAGGACAAGCCCAAAACAGACTTTTCCTTTGGGATGTGGCAGTACACCAGCACCGCCAGCGTGCCGGGCATCAAGGGCAACGCAGACCTTTCCCACGCTTACAAGGACTACGTCAAAATCATCGCAAAGAAGGGCTTGACCCGTCTCCGGGAGGGCGCATGAGCGAAAAAGAAGCTTTGCTGTGGGTGCTGGGCATCTTGGGCAGCGTGTGCGCCGCCGCGATCACACTGGACAAGGTGCTTGACATTATCCACAAGTACATCAAAAAAGTCAAAGAGCCGGACGCCGAACAGGACAAGCGTCTGGACGAGATGGACAGGCGTATCAGCACCATCGAACAGGGACAGCTGCAGCATGGTGCTGCCCTGACCCGCGACCTTGAGCGATTTACCGAAATTGACGAGGTAAACCGCCTAACGCTTGAAGCTGTCCGCGCCCTGCTGGAATCGCAGCTGACCGGAAACAACGTGGCAGCCATGCAAGCCAGCAAGGAGAAAATCGATAACTACCTGATGGAAGGAGTAACCAAACATGGAAGCAATTCTTAACACCATTCTCACCCCGCTGCCCTCGTGGCTGGCGCTGGTGCTCATCGTTGTGGGCGCTGTGTCGCTTGCGCTGGGACTTATCCGTCTGGGCTACGGCGCAGCGGTCAAGACGCTGGTGCTTGACCTCATCGACCAAGCTGAGAAGGAGATTCAGGGCACTAAGCGCGGCGCAGAGCGCAAGGCGTGGTGCGTCAAGATGCTGCGCACCTATTTGAACAACAGCCGGTGGGGCAAGCTGGTCTCGTGGGCAATCACTGAAGAGACCATGAGCAAGGTAGTTCAGTTTTTCTTTGACCGGGCACGGTCGGCGCTTAGAAAGGAGTAAATCAATGAGTAAGCTCGATTCGAGAAAAGTAACTGGCGTCCAGCAAGACAAAATGCAGTCTGTCCTTTACAGTGCAAAGCAACTTGAAAAATGTATCAATGATGTTTGCCATGATGGACGTGAAAAGTCTCTTGCCATGACAAAGCTAGAGGAATGCGTGATGTGGGCAAACAAATCGATTTCGTTTGAAAACGGCTAAAGGAGGATATCATGGCAAGCACTACATACCGCCATCTCGGCGACGTCACCGAGATGTGCGCCGCACGAGAGCAATTTCGGCACGCCACGAAAATGGTCAGCGCACGTTTTCGTGACCTCACGAAAACATACCATATTGCCGTGCTTGGCAATATGGTGCGCAACGCCGGACAGCTTCCGCAGCCCTTCTGGCTCGGTGCTGCCTGTGGCGGCGGCTCGTGTAGTGCTGCCCGCTGCGCTGCGAGGACTTGACCGACAGAGGATGACCGCCGCTATCAAAAGCGCACCGCTTGGGAGGGTTGACCGTAAGATAGCCTTACTGCGGTACGTTGAGCGGCTTCCACTGCCGGACATTGCAGCACAGACGCATTACAGCCGGACGGCGGTAGGCTACCGGCTGAAAGGCATTGATAAAATGCTGGATGCGTGATATCATAATCTCAATTGGATGCGATTTCCCACGAAACGCATTGAAGCGGCAGGCTTTCGGGTCTGCCGCTTTTCTTTTTGCACGATTTGTGGTATAATATTCACAGACAATTCGCCTAATGAGTTGTTGGTGTGGTTCGGTCTAAAGACTTCTGCCGACACGAGCGCACAGCTTACGAAGTTTAGTCTCCTGCTCGCCTACTTACAGTGCGTACCATGCGGGAGACGTCTTTAGATTTGAAAGGTTCTGGCCTTTGTAGAGAGCGGCATTGCCTGTGGGCAGTTCCGCTCTTGATTTTTTGTCTTATTCGCACTAGTTTTATCGAAACTCTTGTCTTGCAAGTCAAAACGTGATATTTTATTTTTGCTTCCAATGTGAAGCCCTTAACAGTTAAGCACCCACGCGGCTTTGTGCCGTGTGGGTGCTTTTCTTTTACCCTTGCAACTCTTCTGCTGATACGTTACAGGCCGTTGCAATTTTCTTGAGCGTGGTCATCCGGGTAGGCTTTCCGGCTTCTGCGTGCTGGATAGTTGCAGTGGACAGACCGGTCTTTTCTGACAGCGCCCGGATAGTCAGACCGGCGCTTTCTCTGGCGGCTTTGATTTTGGCCGCAGACACGCCAAGCGTCCTGTAATCGGGCGACATATACCCGATTTGGAACACGCCCTGCTGCTGCATCGACAATGCTTTGAGCGCAAAGCTGCTGTCAATGTCCTCGATGTCAACATCCTTCAGGACGTAAGCGCAGGCATTGTCAAGCTCCGGGGTCATCTTGTGGAGCTTGTGCGCCAGCGTGATCTTCATCATAACGCCACGCACGGGAAATCGCGTAGCGTTGCTGAGATCTGCCTGATTTGCATGGTCAGGGGTGCAGGCTTCGTCCAGCAGGCGGTACAGTTTGCCGAGATTTCGGATAGTGGTGTTTTCCATGGTGTCCTCCTAACGCCCGTCCAGCCAGATAGCGCAGCTTTCATTTAGATTTCGATGCTGGGTGCGGTGGAGATCGGATCCTCGTCCGGGTGCATATTGTTCCATGCCCGGACGATCTCATGCAGTCTTACGACTGCTCCATGCATATTAACGGATGCGTTCACGTCCAGATCGGTGATGGCGTTAAGCACGCTGACCATCTGGCTTTTGCCGTACTGCTTAGCCCACTGGGCAACTAGGGCGGTCTTGATGCGGTCTGCCAGATCATCCACGCAAGCGGCGAGCTCCTCCTCGGTGTCGTCCTCTCTCTTTGCGCCGAGGATCATATCCATTGCGCTGAGACCGGTAAACCGTTCGCCGTCATCCCAGCGGCTCTGATACTCAGCAACAATGCTATTGCGGACGCTATCATCCAGACCGTAGCCTGCTGTTGCAAGCTCTGCGTAACGGTCGTTCAGCTTCTCATAGATATCCATTTTTTTGTTCCTCCTGCGTTGTTTTTGAGCTCCTCTTTACACTCTTATTATACTACAAAACTGCTACAAGTAATACAAGCGTAATCACTAAACTTTTCCTTATTTTTTTGTTTATTTTGTAGCAGTTGTATTAGTTTATATTTGTCCTTCGTTTGGCGTTCGTTGTCTCTCCCGGCGTGGCATTCTGGTACGATAACCGCAAAAGGAGGGGGCGCTTATGTGGCACAAGTTCAACCCAAACCCGCGCGGCAGCAGCGTCGGTGACTGTGCAGTGCGAGCCGTTGCAGCTGCCACCGGGCAAAGCTGGGAGCAGGCGTATGTAGGGCTTGCAATGATGGGTTACGCACTGGGCGATATGCCAAGCGCCAACCGCACATGGGGCGCGTACCTCCAAAAGCGCGGATTTAAGCGCCGCCTTGTCGAGGCAGACTGCTCCACCTGCTACACCGTGGAGGATTTTGCAAGGGAGTACCCGCGCGGGATCTATGTTCTTGGCTGCTCTGGCCACGTTCTGGCTGTTATCAATGGCGAGTGGATGGATAGCTGGGACAGTGGCGCAGAGTGCCCGATATATTACTGGTACAAGGAGGACTAAGCGATGCCATACATTCCATACGGATACCAGCCCGGCTATTATGGGCAGGCAATGCCGGATCAGCTTGCACAACTGCGTCAAAATGCTTATCAGCAGCCTATGATGGGGCAAGCGGCACAGCAGACGCAGGGCACGCCGTCCATCATTTGGGTGCAAGGCGAGGAGGGCGCAAAGGCATATATGGTTGCTGCCGGGAACAGCGTGCTCCTGATGGACAGCGAAAATAGCGCGTTTTACATCAAAAGCACCGATGCAAGCGGTATGCCGCTTCCCCTCCGGATGTTTGACTACAAGGAGCGCACCACAGCCGCAAAAACGCCGCCACAAACGGCGCAGCAGCCCGGCGTGGAGTTTGTCACCCGGGCAGAGTTTAACGCGCTGGCAGCCCGCTGTGCGGCACTTGAGAAGCAAGAGCCTGCAAAGCCTGAAACGGAGGTCAAATAAGTATGGCAAACCCTCTTTTTAACGCACTGGGCGGCGGTATGCCAGCCATGCCAAACCCTATGGGTCAGTTCGGGCAGATGATGCAGCAGTTCCAGCAGTTCCGTGCAAACTTTCAAGGCGACCCGAAAGCAGAGGTGAAAAAGCTGCTGCAATCCGGCAAAATGTCGCAAAATCAGCTGAACCAGCTGCAGGCGATGGCGCAGCAGTTTCAGCAGTTACTTCACCATTAAACGTCTTTCCAGACAAAGCCTTTACAAGACTTAATCCTACCTTTTGCGCAGTTGATGATTGTACAAGGCTTACATCCGTAAGCTCTGTCAGCTTCGGAATACCCACTCCACACCTTCATAAATTCACCAGATTTTGTGTATTGGGCAACCGGTTTGCTCAATGGGTTCAAAGACCCAGTTCTACCGCGCATATTAGAATCGGCACGAAGCCCTTTTGCAATTGCGTGTTGTGTATTCCCCTTGCGAGAAATCCATTCGAGATTTTCAACAAAATTATTGCTCTTGTTTCCGTCAATATGATTTACACAAGGCAGATTTTCTGGATTTGGAAGAAATGCACTTGCAACAAGAACGTGAACGGATTTGTTTTTCTTTCCCGATTTATTGCAGAGCATTACCGTTTTGTATCCGCTTTTATGGCTTTTGAGAACAAGATTCTTAGATTTTCCGGTGTGGTTATAATTCATGCTTTTTACGTTTCCACAATCGCTCACTTCATATAATCCTTCGTATTCAGGAACAGGTAACCAATTCTCCATAAAAACCTCCTCATAGCATGGTGGATTTATCTGTTTCTATTATACCACAAAAATACAATATCTGCGCAGATTTGTATAAAAAATTTTGAAAGGAGCTTACTATGAGCTTATCTACCGATTCTCCTATGATGACTATGCCGGTTCAGCCTGCAAATACCTGTTCTAATGGTGGTTTTGGCTGGGGTGACGGCGGCTTGCTCTGGATCATCATCTTGTTCCTGTTTGCCTTCTGCGGCGGCTGGGGCGGCAACTGGGGCGGCAATGGCAACACCGGTGCCGGTGTCGTTGACGGCTACGTCCTGACCTCCGATTTTGCCAACATCGAGCGCAAGATGGATGGTATCAACAACGGCATGTGTGATGGCTTTTACCAGCAGGCGCAGCTTGTCAACGGCGTTCAGCAGACCGTGAACAACGGCTTTATGTCCGCAGAGATCAGCCGCGCAAACCAGCAGGCGGCGTTCATGCAGCAGCTGTTTGCCATGCAGATGCAGCAGCAGGAGTGCTGCTGCGAGAACCGCTCTGCCATTCAGGGCGTCAACTACAATCTGGCCACCCAGTCCTGCGAGACCCGGAACACGGTGCAGAACACCACCCGTGACATCATCGACAACCAGAACCAGAACGCCCGCGCCATCCTTGACGCCCTGACCGCACAGCGCATCGAGGCAAAGGACGCAAAGATTGCTGAGCAGGGTCAGCAGCTGTTCGCAGCACAGCTTGCGGCATCTCAAGCAGCCCAGAACGAAACGCTCAAGGCCTACATGAGCGGTCAGCTGGCCTACTACAACCCCCGCCCTGTGCCTGCATTCCCGGTTCCTGCACCTTACCAGTACGGTAATTGCGGCACCGGTTGCGGCTGCAACGGTTGCGCCTAACTGAATAACGGCAACTGACTACAATTTGTAGCCTGTTCAGCCCCTGAGCTGATTTTGCAAACCAGAGCGCCGGGGCAGTAGTCCCGGCGCTTTTATTATGAAAGGAGCATTCAAATGACCGTAACAGACTTGAAACAGCAGTTTGTTGACCATCTGGCCAACATGGACAAAAACAAAATGAGCATGACGGATCTGAGTTTATACAGTTCTATTTTGCATACTTTGATAGACACAGAACGACCGGACTTTTCAGCTTCCTGCATGGATGTTCTGAAAAACATCTACGCAAGTAAAGCGGGGGTCTGCGCAGAAAAGGAGGACGCGAATAATGGCTGAATTTACCTCTACCACAATCCAGACCGTGGCAGCCGGTCAGAATCTTCCCTTGACCGAAACCGCTGTGAAGGGAACGAACTGCATCGTGCACCGCGAAGGTGCTGGCAATGTGACGCTGCGCGGGCTTACAAACCAGTGCAAGGCCGTATTCAGAGTGAGTTTTGGCGGCAACATCGCCATCCCTACCGGTGGCACTGTGGGCGCTATCTCTGTGGCGCTGGCTGTCGGCGGCGAGGCTCTCAACAGCGCAACCGCAATCGTCACCCCGGCGGCAGTCGAAAATTACTTCAACGTTTTCGTGGCCGCTTTCATCGAGGTGCCGCGCGGCTGCTGCGTGACCGTGGCGGTTAAAAACACCAGTGCGCAGGCAGTCAGCATTGCAAACAGCAATCTGACCGTCGAAAGAACCGCATAAGAAACGCATTTGATGTGTTGCCGTTCGTAATCCTTTGATGTATAATTATATCAAAGGAGTTGATACGATGAAACGCAAAAATTATTCAAAATTCGATTTGACAGGGAAGCAATTTGGAAGGCTTACAGTTGTCAAAAAATCTTCTTTTGGGAGATCACAGTGGCATTGTAAATGCACCTGCGGAAATGAGATCGACATCACTTATAGTAAGCTTTTAAATGGTCAAAAATCGTGCGGATGCTTAGAAAAAGAGTGCCAACAGAAATTTGTGAAAAATCGAACTACGCATGGTTATAGCTATACACATCTTTATAGAACGTGGCAAGGGATAAAAAGACGTTGCACAAAAACAACGGACTCCAATTACAAGAGCTATGGAGCAAAAGGAATTACCATTTGTAATGAATGGGAAAATTCCTTTGAAGCGTTTAAGAGATGGGCGTTAGAAAACGGCTATATCGAAGGATTGAATAGAACGCAACAAAGTATCGATAGAATTGACGGAAGCAAAGGCTACTTTCCAGAAAATTGTAGATGGTCAACAGCAAAAGAACAGGTAGACAACAGAGCAGTAACAACTTTCTATGATTACAAAGGAAAGCCAATTACAGCTTCAGAATTTGCTGATATGTACGGCATATACGATAAAAATTTCGTATATAAACGAAAAAAGGCCGGAAAATCTTTTGACGAAATATTAAACGAATGGAACATCAAACACAATACGCCCAAAAATCTACAAAAACTTTCCGATTACGCTAAAGAAGAACACATTAGCAGAAATTCCGCACTTCGGAGAATTAAGGTTGGAACTATACAAGGTGTTCGCGCCGGAAAGTATTGGTATGTGGTACGATAAAGAAAGGAGTACAACATGAGTAAGAACCTCTATGATCTGCGGGAAATGCTCTGCGAGGAGCTGGACGAGTACAACCGCGATGCCAAGAACGGCCTGAACGAGCGTGTGCTGGATACCGTACATAAGCTGACCGACACAATCAAAAATATCGACAAGATCATGATGCTGGAGGACGGCGATTACAGCCGCGCTGGTGAGTTGGAAGCTGATATGCGCGGCAACTACGGACGTACCGAAAACTATAACCGGGGCAACAGCTACGCAAACCGTGGGCGGCATTATGTGCGCGGTCACTACTCGCGCGGCGATGGTCGGGAAAAGATGATCTCTGACATCGAGGACATGATGCAGGACGCCACCGGCGCAGAGCGTGACGCATACAAGCGTGCTCTGGACATCCTGAACAATATGTGATAAGGGGGGCGGCAGGCATGGACATCGTGGAGATAAACGAGCACATCCGCAAACTGAAATGCGAAGAAACAAACTGGCAGAGCGTGGAAAAGCTTGCCGCCCTCTGCACTGTGCGAAATGAGTTGAGCGAAGCGGAAAGCCGGGACAACAGCCCCGCTCCGCAGCCTGAACCAGTCATGCAGATGGAGTATTCCACAAGACCGCAAGAACCGCAGAGCGAATTTGTAGAGGCTGCAAGCGCTGTGCCGTTCAGCGGGTTGATGGAGGTACTGGACAGGCACATGAACGCAATAAAAATTGCATACCCAAAGGAATACGAGCTTGTGATGAAAAAGATAGGCAACTTGTAAAGATAGGCAAAATGTGCTATTTTTACATAAGCAGTTATATTAGTTTATGTCATTTATAAGCTAACGGTAATCTAACGGTTTAGCAAATTGTTTCGTTGATTCGCGAAATAAATTTGATTTGTAATCAGTGGGTTGCAGGTTCAACTCCTGTCACCAGCTCCAAAAAATAACGCACAGACGATAATTCAAGTTCGTCTGTGCGTTTTATTTTATGCCAAAAAAGTATGAAAACACCCAAAATCATGTTATAATCTAACAAACAATCTAACAAATCAGTACTTCATTTTCTGCATTTCCTGCAACAAGTATTCCGGGTCATTGTGGGACACATACTTATTTGCGGTTGTGGAAAAATTCTTGTGCCCCAAAATTGCCTGCACCGCGGTCGTTTCAAGACCGCACTCCACCATCTTGCTGCTGGCGGTATGGCGCAACGTATGCGGGTGCACGCCCTCTATACCGCATTCCTTCATCAGAGCGCGAAACTTTGTAGCCACGTTGCGCTTATCCATCTTTGTGCCAGCTTTGGACGGTATCAGCCACTCGCAGCCGCTGTCCAGCATCCAAAAAGCAATGATCTTGTAAATGGGCTCAAGGATGGGGATGATTCGGTTCTTGCCCGCTTCCGTTTTCTCGCCGCCCTGCATATAGTGCTCTTTCAAATGCACATCCTCGCAGCGCATAGAAAGCAGCTCGTCTATACGCATACCTGTATATAGCAAGACCAGCGATATCTGCGCGATCTGACCAAACTTTGTGTCGTTCTGTTTTTCGGAGATCCGGTCTATCTCCTCGGCGGTAAGGGTGCGTTCTGCTTTTCCGGGCGCTGCGGGGAGCTGCAGCAACATAGCATAGTTCTTGTTTATAATGTCCTGCGCCATCGCCCAGTCGCAGATCTGGCTAAATAGCGTGCGCTGCTTCTCGCAGGAGCTTCTGGAAAGTCCTTTTTCAACCATCCGGTCGATGATCTGTTGATAGTCTGCTGCTTTCAGTTCCCGCAATTGTCGATCATACAGAGGTTCAGACTTTGCGTAAGCCAGCTCATACCCTTTTTTCATGTCGGGGCTCAACTTCTCAAATTTTGGCTGTGCTCTCCACTGCGCGTAAGCATCCGCAAAGGTGCACTTCAAACGCGCTGCTGGCGTGTTCTGGGCGTTGTATGTATCCAGTGCTTGCACAGCTTCCCCCGCCGTTTCAAACGTGCCCAGAACCTCCCTATGCGCCGTAAGCGCAACATACGGCTTTGCCCTTGAGCCGTTCAATTTATACACGCTGCCGCTGCCCTTTGGACGGCGGCGCTTTTTTCTTTGCGCGGGCGGTGCGGTATCCGGCAAGCGCTTGCCACACCATGGGCAGAATGCAGCGCCGTCCGGGATTTCTCGCTTGCATCTGATGCACTGCATAACCTTACTCCTTTCGTCGCCCTATATAGCCAAGAGCGCCGTTTTCAGCTGCAGCGCGCCCGGCTTTGTAATGGATCTTCAGATCGTCAATGGGCGGTTGAGGGTCGTCCGGGCATGGGTCAAGGCCCGCGATCTGCGCATAGGTATACTGGTCTATGATGGTGCCGCACACGCTGGCCCTGTTGTTGAGCGGGCAGTGCAGGTTTGCAGCTATCTCCGATATGACAGCAGGCGGGCTGCTGCCATGCTGCCCCTTCAGCACAAAGAGGAGCAGCCGTTTCGTTAGAGGCGGAAGCGCCTGCACAATAGCGCGCAGCTCCCTATTTATCTCGTCGTCCTGTTTTTGCTGATCCGGCACCGCATACAAGTCCGGGTGCAACACCTCCATAAACACCGTGATGGGTGACACCCCGCACGCCGTGCACCAGTCCATGATCTCGTCACTGTCCGGGCTGGTGCATCCTTTTTCCCAGCTCTGCACGGTTCGCTCTCCCTTCTCAATACGCCTTGCGATCTCCACTTGGCTCAAGCCCGCAGACACCCGTGCTTTTGCAAGCGCTTTCCCGATTTGGCTCGCCGTAAAATAACTCATATACACCCTTCCCCCTCAAATATAATGCGTGATAAAAACAAAAAATGGCGCAGAAAAAATCCGCGCCATTCGACAAATTTTATCCGTATTTCATTTTCCTCTTTCTCATGGTAGAATTTGGTACATAAGTTGACACAATTACCAAAAATCAGGAGGAAAACAAAATGAAAAACGGTCAAACAAGCAACAAAGACCCGGAAATGACCATCATTGACGGAATGCCCGCCAGCGTGCTTACCGGCACAGCCAAAACCCCGCAGCCTTGGGAGGACTGAACCATGACCAACAAAAAGACCGCCTGTTTCTGCAACCACATCCGCGCCGCGCTTGCCTGTTACGTTGATATGACCCCGGAGCAGCAAGCTCTTGCCGCCATGTACGCCAACCGCAAGATCACCGGCCTGCACACCCTGCGCGCCGCAGCGGTAAGCCCCGGCGGGGAGTGCGCCGCCCAGTTGTTGCAAAAAATGCAGCAGCTGGACACCGGCAACCAGTAACAACGCGCATATTTTGCGCGAAGTCAGCGTAAACCGCGCGTTTTTCGCTTAAAAGTGCGCGTAAATCGCGCGATTCAGCGCAAATCTCAAATTTTTGGCGATTTTTTTCGACATTAAAATCGATTGACGATTACGCCAAACTGTTGTAAAATGCAGTTGTAAACAAGTTTACAGGCCAAGCAACTGAGATTTTTTTGCGTTGTACTCCGCTTCCGTGATGGCCCCCATATCCAGTAGCTGTTTAAACTTCAAAAGCTCATCAGCGGCGCTGGGGGCAACCGGAGCGGCAGCCTGCGGCTTCTCATTGCTGACTTTGCAGCTCTTGAGAAACGCAGTCATTCCGCCGGGGTAAACCGTTGCCGGCAAGCTGCTTTTGCCCAGTGGAAGCGCAAAGTGGATAGACACGCTCTCCTTACTGCGACCCTTGCGGGTCTCTGTTTTGGCGGTGGAAGCGCCCACGATCGCACCCACAGGCCCAGCAACGGCAGCGCCTATCACGGCCCTGCCAATGCCGCCCTTGGTTTCGGTCACCGTCAGATCGTCAGGCGCATCCGATTCGTACCCTGCGACTTCATCAAAACTGTAAATCATGCGTGGGCCTTTATCACCACCGCGGTGCCCAAAGTAAAACAGCCGGTTGACCTTATCGATAGAAACAAAGAGTGCATCGCGGTCAAAGATGGAATCGGTCTCTTTAAATGTTCTGCGGCGGCTTTCCAGTGTAGCCCAGTATTCCGCAAGTGCAACTGTCGGTTGCTTTGCAGCCCGAAATCCCAGTTTTGAAAAGAAGAAACTGCTACATCCGGCGCAGATTAGACCGTCCGCGCTCTTCTCGCGGTTTAGCAGACCCAACTTGCCGCCGCAGACGGGACAGATACTTGCCATGATAACCACCTCACACATATTAAATACTGCATCAGATAGGAGGAAACAATGAACGAAACAGACCGGCAAGGCTACATCGACGCTATTATCAAGCTTCTGGAACGCGCAGACCTGCGGGCGCTGCGCCTGATCTGGATCCACGCAAAAGGCCTTGTAAAATAGAATCAAGGTAGCAAAAGAAGGGAAGCCCTTACGGGTTTCCCTCTTTTTTTTGCAGCTTTTCAGCCATCCGCTCCAAAAGCTTCCAGTCTTCCGGCTCCAGTTCGGCCAGCATCTCAACAAACCGGCGTTTGAAGTCGTCACCCTCGTCCTCCGTGATCTCGGTAAGGAAGCTGGTGATCTTCTCCGATCTGGTGATCTGGTTGAACATCTCCCCTTCACCTGTCCGCAGCCACGTCTCGTTGACGTTAAACTCGCGGCAGATATCGGAGATCGTTCGGTCGCTGGGGACTCGCGTGCCGCTTTCGATCATCCACATAAAGTTACGGGACAGACCTACTTGCTCTGCAAACTTCTCTTGCGTAAGGCCTAAGCTCTTGCGGACAAGCGCGATTCGTTCGTTCATTTACTTGCCCTCCTTACGCTTCATATTATAGTGCAAAAATCTAACTATGTCAACTTATTTTTGATAAATTCTCAAAAAAATGCTTGCAAAATCTAACTATGTGTGCTATACTAATCTCACAAGGTTAGCAAACGCAAGCAAACAGGAGGTTTGACATGGGAGATATTTATGATCTCGCAATTCACGCAAGACGCAACCGGGAAGTAGCTGATGTGGACGGCGTTAGTTATGTTGTACCCACAAGGGGTTACAACTGGTTCCACTGGAAGGGATGCCGCTGGTCTGGCCAATGGATTCACGGCGCGGAAGCCGAGACGCATTTCGACACATTACAAGTATACGACAACGGCACATGGCATCCAGTCGTTGCTTTTTCTCACGGTTATATGGGCCCGGCGGCGGACTACACCGTGGCCGGCGTGAAGATGTTTAAGGAGATCTGAACGATGAAAAAGGAAACGCTGAAGCCTTGCCCTTTCTGCGGGCAGGAGCACACGACCATCACTGAATCTAATACTGAGGGCATTCGGATTAGATGTCCGAAATGCAATATCACATTTACCCGCGATTTTTATGAACATCGTGGGGAATTGGGCAGGCAACGAACTATTGAAGCGTGGAATACTCGTCCTGAATAACCCCGCCTGATGATGGCTGCATGGCAGCAGCCGAAACGCTCCACCCGGAGCGTCGCGGGAGCCAACCGCAGAAGGAGATGATAATTTTGGCAAAGACGAAGAAGAACCGCACCGATCTGGCAGCAGAACGGTACAGCATTCCGGCAGATGGGGCACACGCAGCGGATACGCTCATCAACGTGCTGTTCGACGACTTAGAGCCGCAGGACAAGCTGTCCCTGCTCTGGATGGGCATGGGCATGGCAGCGGTACGCAAGAACGACAGCCAGAACAACAACCACGACGGGGTGGCGTGATGACCGAAGAAGAACGCAAGAAAATCGAGCAGGGATTGAGCTATTACGCTCATCGCCTGAACGTGCTGAATGAATCAATCACAAAGTTCGATGCACCAAGCGGCATTTTCATAGCGCTTAATCGGGAAACCTACGCTCAAATATGTGACTTGCTCGTTTCTCTTGGAGCAAGGATTGCTCGGTATCCTGATGGTCATCACAAAATCATTTTTCTTGGAATCGAAGTAGAAAGGAACATTGAATAATGGCAAACGAAAATTTAACCCCGGTTTTGATTTCCGGCGTGTCCTGCTATGAACGGGACGGCACTGCCTACCTCAAACTCGAAGATGTTGCCCGGGGTCTGGGCTTCACGCAGACCCAAAACAAGGGAGGCATCGAGTATACTTCTATCCGCTGGGAGACCGTGAAGCGCTATCTGGAAGACTTTTGTTTCCCCAACAAGCTGGGGAAAGACGACTACATCCCCGAGAACATCTTTTACCGCCTAGCCATGAAGGCCAAGAACGAGACAGCCGAGAAGTTTCAGGCGTTGGTGGCCGATGAAATCATTCCGAGCATCCGCAAAACCGGCAGCTACTCCATTGTGCAGTCAGACCCGAACTTGCCGCCGGAGCTGGCTCTGGCAAATCAGACGTTGGCAGCGGTCAACAAGATTTACCGGATGCAACTTTCTCAAGGCGAACGGCTGGATAAGTTGGAAGCAACCAAAACGCTTGACCATTCTCAGCAGCTTGCCATTGAAGAAGCTAAGAGCCAACGGGTCGTGAAGCTTTTGGGCGGCAAGACGTCACCTGCATATCGTGAAATGAGCAGACGAGTATTTATGGCTTGCGGTCACGATTTGAAGCTTCTGTTTGACGTCAGCTCTTACAGAGACATCCCTATCGTCCGGTTTGATGACGCAAAAGCGTACATTTCCGCATGGATGCCTAAGCCGGATATGTTGAACGAAATCCAGCAGACCAACGGCCAGACAAGCCTGTTTGACCGCAACTGTGCCCCGGCGGGCAGGCTGCGCGAGGGAGGGCAGACCGCACAATGACACTGGAACGCCTTATCTGCGCCTGCTACAACGTCTACCCCGGCAGAACCAAGATCAACATCGTGGACTGCAAAACGACCAGCCGGCTGTTTTTCGGGGTCTGGAACGATGCTTCCACCAAAAAGTACGGCGGGCTGAACGTCATTGATTTTGAGATCACCGCACTAAACCCCGGCGACTGCGCGAAGCAGCTTACGGCATACGTCAAAAGAGAGGAGAATGCACCATGCGTCCCACAATGAGCATTCACGATTGTTGCGAGGTCATGCGGGCAAACCAGATCTCTGTGGGCGAACCAACGCTTATGGCTATGATTCAAGCGGGGCTGTTCCCTCGGTGGGCTGTCCCCTCTGTGGACACCAAAACCGCCGCACCGCTGATCTCCCGCGCCGGGTTTGTGGCGTGGCTCAAGGATTTCTACCAATTAAAGGAGGTATACGGAGTATGAAACTCAAATCTACTACTTACTACTGGTTGGCTGCCATTTTGGGTGGCGTTGGAATTGGCACAGCTATGGGCGCAGAGGGCACCGCGCAGACCACCGGATACATCTCCGGCGTGCTGTTTGCGGTGTCGCTGGTGCTGATTCTGGCCGCTGTTCTGCTGGCTCGTCTGGGCTTTGCCGCAGAGGACAGGGAGAGAGCCGCAAAGCGGCGCAAGTACGGCAAGATCAACCGCACCCACGCCCGCAACCCGGAGTACCCGGAGAATCAGGAGCGTAGGGCATGATGACGGCTAAAGAGTACGTTGAGGGCAAAGTAAAGTCCTACACGCGGCTTGCCGAACGCTGCAGGCGAGAAGCCGAAGCATCAGATGACATTGTTGTCCGGGCTGGATACTCCGCACGGGCAAACGTCTGGGAGATGTGCGCCGAAGAAATGGACAACGTGCGGGAGATGCTGCAAGAGGAATCTGGGGAGATCACATATGCCTGACACTGTCCATCATGTCATGTGGTACACCGTGTATGATGCAAAAACCGGCAATCTGCTTGCATCCGGCACATCTGATATGTGCGCCCGGCGGCTCGGCTATAAAAGCGCAAACAGTTTTGCATCCTCGGTTTATCATTGCCGCAAGAAAAAGAGAAAGCCGCACAAGTATTCCTTTTTTCAAGAAGTCATAAAGCGCGACGAGGTGGACAGTCTGCCGCCGATACGCCGCAAAAAAAAGAAGAGCCTGCCCGTGCGCCAACACGGACAAGCCAAAAGGGTGATGAGTCTCGCCGCCCATCACCACAAAAATACCACAACATGCGGCAAACCGCAAGGAGGTAAAACGTGAAAACCTTAATTTTTATCGTTCTGTGCGCAAATCTTGGGTATATCGCTCTTGGCTGGCGGCACAACAACAGGAGGTGAGCACATGGCACTTTTAAAGGTCTATGATGTGACCAAAAAGCAGTCGGATGACCTTGTTTCAGCGCAGAATATCGCAGACGTTTCGGACGCGATCATTATTGCTGACGAACTTGTAAAGCGAGAGCCCGCCTATTTGTACAAGGTATTTGATTCCAGCATGAATGTTGTTTATATGAGGTGAATTTTTATGCAAAGCGATTCACAAAAGCGCCTTGCAAGGCGTGCCAGTATCAAGGAACTTTCCAACAAGGCCGAGGGCATCTATTACTACATCAAGCCGCAAAATATGCTGTTCAGGCTTATCAGTGCTGGCAATGAACTTGCCAGCTCAATCAACGGCGCAGTGGCGTATTTCACGCATTTTGCACAGAACGGCAGCATGGATGATACTGCGAGCCGCGAGGTCATAGACCGCATCTATCGCAAGGTGGGCAGCATGATGTGCGATATTGACATCATCCACGCTGCAGGCGGTGCAGAAATCATGCCTGAACCGTATGAAAGCATAGATTTTTGTTACATGATTGAGTTTCGCACCCTTCTGCGGGAAGCAGTTATCAATGGTCTGCCGGATGATTACAAAGGCGTGCAGCAGAACCCGACACAAATCCGGCTCATGAAGCCCGGCGTTGCATATCATGCCACGATTCCAGACGAGTATGATGACCCGTTTTTTGACCAGTTTGTCCGCAAAGAAGAGCAGCGAGACCGGAAAATCGTATTCCGGTGCACAAAGTCAGAGCTTGACGCCATCAAGCGTTATGCACATATCATCGATGTAAAATACACTGAGGAGGAGATTCATCATGCCTGATATCAAAATCGAAAAGACCCCTGTTGAGCAGCTTCAGAAGCCCGCAGCGCCCGCAGAAACCCTTACTCCTGTCAATCCCCCTGCCGCACCCGCACATCGCGCCCTCTCCTATGCTGAGAAAGTGCAGGGATTGACCGCAGACGAACGGATCTGGCAGCTGGCAAAGTCCAAGGCCGTTGCACTGTCCAACCTGCCTGACGGCTGGCTTCCCAAGACCTACGCCGGAAACGTTGGTGCTTGCGCCATCGCCTGCGACATGGCACAGCGCATGGGAACCACCGAACTGTTTGTGATGCAGAACCTTTACGTCGTCTACGGTCAGCCTACTTGGAGCGGCAAAAGCTGCAAGGCACTTATCGACAACAGCGGCCAGTTTGCAGGGCGCTCCCGCTATCGCATGGAAGGTCAAGAGGGCGCGGACACATGGGGCTGCCGCCTGATTGCCGTGGACAAGTTGACCGGCGAAAAGGTAGAAGGACCGAAGGTCACGGTGCAGATGGCAAAGGATGCAGGCTGGTGGAACAAAAACGGCAGCTACTGGCCTAAGATGACCGAGATGATGCTCAAGTACCGAGCAGCCGCCTATTTTGCCCGCGCTGAGTGCCCGGAAGTTCTGATGGGCGCAAACATCGACTACGAGGCCGGTGCTGGTGACAGCGCAGATGAGGAGCCGAACCATGCTTAACGTTGTAGCAATCATGGGTCGCCTTGTGGCAGACCCGGAACTCCGCACCACCCAGCAGGGCACCAACGTGTGCACCTTCCGCATTGCTTGCGAGCGTAGCTATACCCCGAAAGGCCAGCAGCGTCAGGCTGATTTTGTGGATATCGTGGCATGGGGCAAGACCGCCGAATTTATCTGCAAGTTCTTCTAGATGGGCAGCATGATCGCCGTTGAGGGCAGCTTGCAGACCAGGAATTATCAGGACAAGCAGGGCAACAAGCGCACGGCGGTGGAGGTTCTTGCAAACAATATCAGCTTTGCAGGCGCTAAGGCGGCAGATAAGCCCGCTGCGCGAGATTTCGACCAGCAGACGCAAAACTACACCCACGAAGCAAAATCCGCACAGAACGCCCCGCAGCCCGACTACACGCAGGGCAGCATGGACGATTTCGCCGTGATAAACGACACCGACGACATGCCGTTCTGAAGGAGGAGATAAACAATGAGCGTAAAAGGATATAAAGTTTTTAATTCTGACTGGACGTGTCGCGGCAAACAGTATTCTTGCCCGGGAACCTTTGAAGAATTTGTAAGTCCGTCTGTCTGCAATGTGGGTATGCACTTCTGCAAGAATGCCGCCGACTGTTTCCGTTACTATGATTTTGACCCGAATAACCACGTTGCTGAAGTGATCGCCCACGGCACGGTTGCAGAGGGCGGTAACAAGTGTGCAACGAACAAGCTGGAAATCGTGCGAGAAATCCCTTGGGCTGAAGTCCTTGAGATCGTGAACACGGGAAAGGCTTGCACTGGACGTTGCAACAGCGGCGACTGGAACAGCGGCGACCGGAACAGCGGCGACCGGAACAGCGGCAACCGGAACAGCGGCAACCGGAACAGCGGCAACTGGAACAGCGGCGACTGGAACAGCGGCAACCGGAACAGCGGCAACCGGAACAGCGGCAACCGGAACAGCGGCAACTGTAACAGCGGCGACTGGAACACTACATCCTTTTCCAATGGCTGTTTCAATACGGTATCGCCCAAAATCTATATGTTCAACAAGCCTACTGACTGGACGTTTGAGCAGTGGTTTAGCTGCCGTGCCCGGCGTTTGCTGAACGAAATTGACGATTGCCCGCTTGAGTACGTCTATCTGTCTGATATGACCGATGAGGAAAAGGCGGCGCACCCTGAAGCTGAAACGACTTGCGGTTATTTGAAGGAGCGCACCACAGCGGACAACGCCCGGAAGTGGTGGGCGGGGCTCAGTGCCGATGATCGAAACGTTATTTTCGGGTTGCCGAACTTCGACGCGGCGATTTTCAAAGAAATCACGGGGATTGACGTAATCAAAGACTGATACACTTCAAGAGCTGCGCTATCGGGCTATACGGGCGTGCAAGGAAGGAGGTGAGCCGAAACGAAAGAGATAGAAAAAAAGAGTCTAATTCTCTACAAGTCATGGAAAAAACCGCTGCGTCGACTATCCTTGGAACAAAAAGGCCGCATTTTTGAGGCGCTGCTCGATTTTCCTGAACAGCCGGAATTTGAAGACCCGATGCTTGTGATGGCATGGGACTTTATGGCTGACGCTCTGGAAGAAAACGATAAAAAGTGGGATGAAATGCGAGAAAAGCGTTCCGCTGCAGGGCGAAAAGGTGCAGAAGCAACAAACGTCAAACGTCAGCAAAACGCTGCAAATCCGGCAAATGCCGATTTTGCCGGGCAAAAGCAGCAAAACGCTGCAAATCCGGCAAATGCCGATTTTGCCGGGCAAAAGCAGCAAAACGCGGCAAATACGGCAAATGCCGATTTTGCCGGGCAAAAGCAGCAAAACGCGGCAAATACGGCTGTATCTGTTAATGTTAATGGTAATGATACTGTTAATGTTAATGGTAATGATACTGTTAATGTTAATGGTAATGATACTGTTAA